TTCCGATCTAACACCCCACGGCCGTCTGTCGCGAGATAGAACTCGTTACGAAACGCGATGTCGTCCACCAGTCGCGTTTTCTCGTCGGCCATTGCGTTCTTATAGGTCGCTTCGCTCGATGTATAGAACTCCATCGACTCTGCCGTCATACGAAGACGAGCAGTAATCTTGCGAATGTCAATACGACCCTTGACATGGGTCTGCGCTCCAGCATCAGCCATCGCGCTGTCTTCACGTCCCGCCATCGGGCTGACGTTACGGCCATTGTGGTGCGCCCACACGTGTCCTGCACCGCCCTTATACTCAACTCGCTCCAGCTTGAACACGTCATTGAGCGGAAAGGAGTTGTTTACGCCTTCGCTCACGCCCTGTTCGAATACGTCCTTCTCAATCCCGGAGAGGACAGTTGTGTCAACACCAGCCATTGCACCTATCTCCTTGCTTAAGCATTACTTAAGCTAGTTATTCCCGATAGCCCCGGCCTTCGTCGCGTCGAGCCGCCGCAAGGGCGTCTTCGAACGCGCCGGGCTTCGAGAGATCAATCTTTTTGCCCGATTGGATAACCGGGTTGCCTCGTCCGCTGTTCGGCAATGGACGATTACGAGTTGTTACGTCGCGAGCGGCGCTACGTCGAAGAGGTTCCCAGTCCTTAAGAAACTCTTCAACCAATTCCTTGACAAGAAACTTGTCGCCCTTATCGTGGCGAGCTAGAAAGTCAGTTGACGCGTCGTGGTCCGGGTCGTTGTAGCGAGCGATAACTGCCGCTTCGGCTGCATCACCATACGCTTGGCGGATCTGTCGGATTTGCCTCGTAGAGAGCTTTTGGACTCCCATTGCTTCGGCCAGTTCCGACTCCGCCTGAACCATCATTCCTTCCGCATGGCGGTCATGCACCATGCGTGAAGACGCCTCAAGCTCGTCTTTCTTGCTAAGAAGTTTCGTTACCTCGTCGAACTGCTCCTGCGTAAGGGTATGCACCCCCATGCGCTTCAGTTCCGCAAGCACCTTCTCGTCTTCCGCCTTTTGCGGATCGAGCGGGTCTACGCCAGCAAGGGCTCGGATACGCGCATCGCGCTCTGAGATTTCATGCTGGTAACGGGACTCAACCTCTTTGGTCGCCTTTTCGGCCGCACGCTTCTCTGTCTCGGTCAGTCGCCGCTGAAAATCCTTGCGTGGAACCCAGTCGTTGCGATCTTCCGCATACGTATACTGCTTGGGTTTATTCGCGTCTGCTGCCCCTGCCCCGCTGGTGTCGGCCGGGTTGCCGGAGTGGTTGGAGTCGCTGACGTTGCCGCTGTTAGGATTACCTAAGTCATCCGAATCCCCACTCCCACCAGCATCCGCTGGGGCGTAGAAACGGTAATTCTCAGGATTCATTGTGCCGAAAAGTCTCATGGTGTCCTCTCAACCCTTGTTATCGCGGTCTGGTTCCGCGCTGGAGACGCACTTCTTGCGCCGTGGTCTAGCTCTATTCTTATCTTGGCACGTTTCTTGCCCTGCTGTCAAGCGGGGGCAAGCAAGGGTCGTGCCGTGTTCCCGTTCGGGCATTATTATGGTCCTGAAGGGCTATAACGACCATAGTAATACCGTTCGGGAATACGTAGCTTACGCGCAACTACCCCGATACGCGCAACCTGTGCGCAGTTATAGCTTCACGCGCAACTACGCTTTCCCTTCCTTCACCTGTTTCGACCCCGCCTCTTGATTCGAATTCTGCATAGATCGACCCGAACCTCCAGGTTGCTGCTGAGGCTGGGGATTCATCAGCGCCATCTGCTGTACCATGGCGGCTTCAATCTCCTGCTGATGAGCTATCAATATAGGTTCAAGCGCAGGTTGGGTCGCCAGAAGCTCAACGATACGGTCCCCGTTCGTCCACTTGATGAACTCCTGACGATGAATCTGAGCGTTATACCAGGGCTTCCACGCCAGAGGGGTGCCTACGGTCGCACTTGGCGGGGTGGGTAAGGGCGCTTCTATACCCGTAGCTGGGTCAGGTCCAGCACTCTGTAGCTCGGTCAACAACCCCACATACTGCTGAGTCGCCGCCCGGAACCCTTGCACGTATTGCCCCATCGCGGCTGGATCCTGTGCCCACTTTTCGAATGCGTCCTGCTTCTGAAGCGCCCGCTGCATGTTCACATCAAGCCCCGGCGATAGCCCGGACTGCCCAAACAACTGATACACCTTGTAGAGCTGGTCGGGGTCTTGCAAGTTCAAGGCACCCATCTGGTTGAGATGTTCGACAGTCGCGCGCACCCCCAAACTCGACTTCGGGGTTTGACTGCCGTCTTCCACGATAATGGAGAACGACCCCTGCAAATTCGCTCGCTTGAACGTCTCCATCGTATAGGTGCGAGCTGGACTCAGAATGGCCTTCGTGCGCTCATCTGGCCCAAATTCGCGCTCAATTTCTAGCGCGAATTTGAACCAGTCGCGATAGAAATTCCCAATGGCCTTGAATGCGGGCGCAAATCGACTCTGGCTCCGTTCAACCAGGAGTTGCATCGCCGCGAACGCTTCAACCCCCGCAGGCTTCTCACCCTTCATAATGTCAAAGGTGCCAGCCGCTTCCTCAATTCGCTTCTCATACATGTCGCGAATGGTAAAGAACGAGCCATGCGGACCCTCCCCTGCGATACGCTCGGGCTTAGCATTCCCGCCGACGGTAAGGGGGTTCCACTTCACCACAAGACCGGGCTCGCCGGTAAACTTCTCGATCTCACTTCCTTTCGGAATCATCCACAAGGGGTTGGACATGCGGCCGATGATCATCTGAATATGTGAATCGAGCTTATTCAGCTCCATCACAATCGGGATGATGGAGTCCATTGGCCCCGTGCCATAGACACGCCCACCGATCTGCTCAAAGGCGGCATGAGTATATGTAAATAAGGGGCGCCCATCAGCGTCCTTGTAAGGAATTGGTCCGGGTATTGCTTCGTTTTCCTCAAGGTGCAGGATGATACGGTTGCTATCGCCCGCCCACCGAAACACTAGGCCATCTGGAAATTCGCTGCACGGTCGCACCCAGCACTCATACTCGGGCAACCCTTCGCTATCCCCGCTGCCCCCTGACCCCGTGCTACTCGCGGATTGCTGCACTGCGCCCGTGTCGCCCGTGTTTGGTAGCGACCGAAACATGGACATACTCTGCTCAGACGGGGATTTCTGCCATGCAGCGTGCTCAAATTGCCCGGCTAGCGTTGGGTGGCTGGTATAATACGCCTTGTCGCGCCATCGCGTTCGAATCACATACGGCACGTCCTCGAAGCGACTGAATTCATTCTTGAACAGAAGTTCAAAGGGCGACAGGATAATCGTCTTGCCTTTACCTCGTGGCACGATCTTTGCGGGCAATGCCTCGCCGTCATCACCCACCGCAGGCGAGAACTCGGCCGCGCCACAGTCGGGACACACGTTCTGCGCCTCAGCAATCTCATCTGACCCGTAGATCATACCGCACGATTGGCACGCTTCTTGCGGGATTTCGTCGTAGCCGTGCTTGACATCTTTCTCGAAAAAGGTGTGCGCGAAGACGTTCCCCGTGACGATGAACCAGTAATGCGCCTCGTTCAGGTTCAAGGGCATGTCGTGTTCTTCGTGCAAGATCGGGGCATAGTCGTCAGCCACAGTCGCGACCGCGACGTTCTTGGGGTCGCTACCGTTTGGGCGCACGTTGACCCCGATGTTCACACTATCAAACATGGCTCGAAGCGCCTGAAGCACTTCGCGAGGCTTTGCTGACACAGGGCGCGGTATATGCCGCGCCATACGAACATCCCGCCATTCGTTGAATCGCGAAATATAGACAATCCACTGGCGGAAGTTGACAAAGTGGATGTTCCGCATCCACGTTTGCTCCCACAAGGACCGACGCTCATAGACTTCCTTGTGATACTGTTCGGCTAACGTCAGTAGTTCTGCGTCATCAGGAACGTAGGAGGGCGCTTTCACGCTAGGGGCAGCCTCATCCTCGCCATATATCTCGTCCTGCTCTAGCATCGCGTTCGGGAATACCATACCTTACCCTCTTTCGCTCTGATACTTAACGCTACCGTCGTCTTTCCAGCCAATACCCTGTCGAGCCGCCTCTTCGTCCCCAAGGTCGTCAAACGACGGCATACTAGTTAGAAGGTTCTGTGGCAGGCCAGCGGTCGGGTCTTGGGTGAATTCAGGCACGGGTATTTTCGCCCCCAGGGCAGCATACACGAGCTGTGCCCGTTCCTTTTCAAGCTGGGTGATTCTAAATCGCGCCCAATCAAGCGCCGTTTGCAATGACGCGACGTGTTGTTTCGCGGCGCTCGCTTCCGCTTCCGCTGTCGCAAGCTGTTTGTGAAAGGTTTTAGAAATAAACATGGTGTCGTAGCCCCCCTACGATAGCTCTAAAAATACGAAACGTCTTCGGCCATTTCGAAGTCGCCAAGTGGGTAACGAGCATCGTCGGGCTGAAGGTCCACGCTGCTTTTACGCTGCCTTCGCTCGCGCGCTTCCACTATCTCCTGCCGCGTCTTGTCCGAGAACCCGGCCATTCGCACGGCATCAGCTGCATCTAGACTTCCGGGCGCCTTGGGTAGCTCGGGCCACGCCATTAAAAAGTAGCGAACCGTATCCGGTAGCTCATCGTCCTTCTTGAAGACTTCCTCTTTCGCCTTTTTCTGCCCATCGGTGCCGATGTTCTGGGCATACCGATACATTTTCATCTGCTCGATAGTCTTCGGGCACGTGTAGGCAAAGAAGAGTTGGCGCGATAGCAGCCACGACTGCACGCGCTGTATCCCGATCTCGTGCTTGCTTTCAACGGGCGTAACCCCAATAGACCGTAGCCCAAACTCCAATCTAAGCTGTGCTTCGTTCTTGTTAGCGGCCCACGTCGCTTTCGCAAGGTTCGACGCACGTGCAAAAGCCATGCCAATACCGTCTAAATGCTTGACATACGCCGCCATCCGCTGCAAATACTCGTCTACAACGACAATGCCTTGGGGCGTGACGACGGCAAGAGTGGCCCCAAAAGGATGGTCCGCGCCACTATCGAGTCCTATCAACAGGGGTCGTGACGGGTCAATCTTAGGCCATTCAGGTATCAACTGCTTGATAGCAGCATCATCCCTAAGCACTTGTTTCTCAACAAGATCGCCATAAATTGCCCCCGTAAAGTTCCGCCGCTCTCCGAGATACTCCTGCGCGAAGAAGTCGGGCGTCATAGTCGCTCGGGCCTCTTCAACCTCTTTACGCAACACGGGGTTGTGCATAAAGATCGGGTTGTCAATGGTTCGCCAACGCGCGGCCCACCAGCCCGGCTTACGGTCCCGAAGAGCTGGTAGCTCTACCCGGCTATAGGTCCAGTCATACCCGAGCACCGTTGTCGAGAACAGCATGACGCCAGCATTCTCGGATAAAGATGGGCGAAACACGTCCCACGCCCTCTCACTCGCCTGAGCCGCCTCGTCCAACCACCCCCAGTGTGGCCCTTGGCCTCTTGCGCGTTCCGGGTCGTCTACCGACCGGAACATAATCTGCGCGTCATTGACCAGGGTTAACTCTAGCGCGTCCTGCGACCAATTTTTGACCCACGCTCTCGGAATGAGTCGAAGGAAGGTCGGCATCGTTGAGTCGCGCAATACTGGGAAAGTTGGCCCCATGACCCAGCCCAACGATTTCGGGATCAAGGACTCATTACGCCCCATGATGCCACCAATCTTAGTCTTCCCGCCTCGACGCCCCGCAAATAGGCCAAACCTATTGAACACACGAGGCGCCGTGAGGTTCGAGAAATGTTCAGTCGCACACGTTGGGCACTTGAACTTCATGCCCGCGTCCATACTCCCAACCTTTTTACAGACCAAGCAAAAGCGGAGCTTCTGGGCCTCTAACGCGGCTGCTTGATATGGGTTGTAAAGGATCGGCGCAGCGACATCTTCACCTATCCCAGGAGGATATCTAGTCGCCATTTGTCAGCTGCTTCTGCGCCGACTCATCCAATACTTGTCCATCAACATACCCTGGTTGTCCGCCAAACGTCGCGGGGTCTATTTGCTGCTGAGACTGGGTAATAGCTCCCTGTGGCATCATAATATTGACTTCGAGGTTAGGAATCGAGATCGTGCCTTCCTGCTTGATGGCGCTGTGGTTCTTGAAGTAGCCAAGTCCTTTGGCCGCTTCCACAGTCATATCGAACTGCTGAGGCAATAAGAGTTTCCCGTCGAGCGCATGGCTGACGTTGCGCGCTACCTTTGCCCCTGCCTCATACGCAAGCTGTTCCGCTGGGTCTGCCAACCCGAGCCCATCTTGACTCAGCCAGCCATTTTTGCCCGCGATGTAGAGGTAGTGGCGAATCGTTTCAGGAGTCGTTTCAAGCCGCTTAGCAATGTCACTCGTCTTTCGCCCGGCTAGTTTTAGTACAAGGATTTTCGCGACCTTCTTTCGCATCTTAGAATCGTTCGCTCGCTTCCACCGAGGCACACTAGCGACCCCCAGGGGCTCCGCTGTGACCTTTGGAAGCACTAGGGTGGAGGGAAGTAGCGTGCCATCGGATTCTGCCGAGGGAGGGGCGGCAGTGGGCATCAGGGGGGCTGTTGGGACAGTCCTACGCGAGTTGTCCGGTTTTGACGGTCGTGCCACTATCCCTCCTACCCTTATCATAGCATGGCATGGGTCTTGCACGCTACTCACGGTCGCGTATTCGCGCGATTCGCGAATCTCG